CCGTAGGTGCTACTGCATCAGCTACTGGAGCCGTTGCTTGTGCTACTGCTGGTGCCGCTGGAGCCGGTGCTGGTGTACTTGCTTTAACTGGATCACCAGTTGCCGCTCTTACGCCTGCTGGTCTAAAGTATTGACCAAATGCTTCCATGTCGTATGCTTCACCATCTACTGATGCTTCAAACATTTTCTTGATAACTTCAACTGCTACTGCTTCAGGTTTCTTAGGCAAGTAGTCGCTCATGTTAAACAAGCCATTGTCTTCAATTGCTTTATACTCAGCTTCATCTAACGGACGCTCTCTACGAGCCCAGTTTGATGTTGAGTAATCAGCATATCCGCCTTTGGATGTCTTAGCGATTCTAAAGTCTACACCTGCTGTGTAGTCTGTAGGTAGTTCGTTCATATCTGGATCCATTAATGCTCCCTTAATGATTTGGAAGATTTGTGGTCCAATTATAAAACGTCTGATTGGGTTTTCCGGAGTTTGATCCTCTGAAATTTGGTTATCAGTCACAAAGCCTTGGAATACGTATGAACGCTTTTTCCAATACTTACGACCCATATCCTCTAACTTTGGATCTTTAAACCATCCACGTACTTCTGAAAGTACTGGACAAGTTTCCCCATACATTTCCATACATGGTACTTGTACCTGTACTGGACGAGAGTCTGTCTCGCCTTTAATTCCAGCAAATGGAAGTTTAATCATTAAACGTTCCTGCCAGAAAAATGTATTGTTTTCGTCACCATCAGGTAAGAATCTGACTGTGCTAGTCTGACCTTCCTTCAAATTCCAAAATGGGTAAATTGCGTTGTCGCCGCCGCTTCTGTTGTCTGAACCACCTGTGCGTGATTCTTGCTCTTTAAGTTTAGCTCTGATCTCTGCTAATGTTGCCATAGTTATTGCCTCCTATAAGTTTAAGCCTATGTGCTTTAGTGCGGAATATTCCGCTGTGCCTTTTAAAGTAGTAGCACATGTTATATACTACTACAGTTACTTAGTAATGTCAACCACTAGGTTGCCAAAAAAGTGATTCTTAGTTATTAATGCCTGCTAGTGATTTGATTCTTTCCATCTCACTATCTTTACCTTGCATTAATCTTGCAATCATTTTCTCAGCTACTGGTACGCTGTTCTCACCAAATTCTTTTTCACATGCAGTTACTACTGCTTGTTCGCCTTTTGGAAAGTTGTTAGTTGTGTAGTCATAATAACTCTTAACTAGCTCTTCTAACTTCTGTCCTGGTGTTCTATCATCACCTTGATCGCCATCCATTGCGTCTGGAGTATCAGGGTGCATCATTTGTCCTTGAGGATTAATTTTAACATCCATAGTGCCTGTGTCGTCAGCTTCTTTTGCTTTCTTTTGTGCTTGAAAAGACTTACTATGCTTAGTGTACTCATCGCCTGATAAATCTCTTGGACCTTTATTATGGTTTTTCTTTAACCATTTTGTAAAATCTGTTGTTGGATCGCCTTCTTTTTTTGATGGCACATTGTCGTCATCTGATTCAGATGCTAAATCACCCGTGTCAATTTGATTTATAATATTGGAATTCTTTCCTTTTAAGTATTTCATTACTAATGGACGGACACATGTATCTGCATCTTTTTGTCCAACTTTCTTGAACATGTCTAAAAGCATTGGATCGTCTATAACGCCCTTCATGCTTTCGATTGCATTCGTGCCGTTTATCCCGGCAGGAAAATGTTGAGCCATTAAGCCATTAATTTGTTTAACCGCGGCCGCTTGTGCTTCTTCGTCACCGTCAATTAATGCATTGTCTTCCTCTCCTACGATTGAATCTAACGCCCTCTCAAATTCCATTTCTGGAGTTTGTACTTCTGCTTCTTCTACTTCTGCCTCTACTTCAGTTTCTGTAACAAAGTCTTCTGGAGTTGTTTCAGTTGCAGTTGTTACTTCACTTACTAGTCTATATACGTAAGGAAATACATCTTTTAATTCTTCGTTAAATGTTCTAATAGTTAATTGGTCAATCCAATTTTCTGCAACATCTTCTGGAACATTTTCATTTACTACAGGAGCAAAATTTGCAAATGTTTCTTTGTAATATGTACTACGTTGTAGTTTCATTACTTCTGTTTTGATGTTTTCTAATCTTACATCTACTGCTTCCATGTAACCTTTTAAGCCTTCTGCCATTACGCTTGAACGGTTCATGTAAGTTTTGAACTTACGTAGTTTGTTTAATTCTGTTGACATCTCAACAATGTGTTTACCAAAGTCATCGTACTGGTTGCCGCCTTCTGCTACGTGGCGTGCCATTGCTCTAGCACCATTTAAGTGTCTGAATGGATATTTAAATCTTTCTCCAGCTTCACTTTCAATATACATACTGTGTACGTTTTGTGTTCTTGATCCAGGAACTTCTTGGTTCACTGGTTTCGTGTGCTTGAGTACTAAACGAGCAGTATCGATATTTTCGAAACTTGTTCTACTAGTACCGTACATGTTTGACTCACTCATTTGTGTTTCTCCGGCAGTTTTTGTTAAGTGTGCGTAATCTCTTTTGTCTAGATTACTTTTTGTAATATCTCTTGTATCAAAGTTCAACATATGTTTCTTAGAAAAAATACGTAGTTCTTTTAGAAAGTTATACCAATTGTTCTTTTCAGCTTCTCCGGCTTCTGCCATAAAGTCCTGATTAAACAATACAGTAACACCTGACTTTTCATCTAGTGTGATACTAACTTTTCCTAATACGTTTGCACCTTCTTTGTAATCAAAATCAAAGTACTTTGCTAGTCTTGGCTCATCTGTTACAGCACCTTGCTCGTCTCCGATTGTTACTGATTCGAATCTGCCTCTAATTTTGGCAAATAATTTTTCTGATATAGGTTCCATGTTGCTCATGTTAATATTTATCTCATATTAGTCGAAACGAATATAGGCATGGGCGGTTCGTAATCTTCGCCGCTTTCTGCCTGATTGAACGATTCGTATACTCTTGGATCCCAGTCTTTTAATACTGCGATTATACGCATACTTAGCAATGTTGCACTAACTAAATCGTCTGTTTCTCCGGGTTTTGCTTTATAACTACTACCACTTGCTACAAATCCTTTAAGCTCTGATAGTAATACTTTGCTGTTTACTTGTAGTTTATCGTTTTCGATCATAGTTTTTAATCGACTACAAGCACTAATTTTAGTACTGTGTGTTGTGTTAAATCCTTTACGGAACTTACGCACATGTCCTTTACGCATAGGTTCACTTGTAAGTAGCCCTGGTATATTCTCTTCTCCAAGGTCTCTAATAACAATTAATGCACCTTCTCCAATACTGTTGTTCTCTACACTCCAATATATGTTTGATCCGTTGTTATTACATTGCTCTTTGATATAATCACATATATCTTTTAAAACTCTAATCTGTCCTGGTATAGCAGTTTCGTTATGTCTCCATTCTGCTATTTGCTTATAGCTTGGTACTTCAAATACTTGTATTGCGGCAAAGTCGCCTCCAGTACCCATACTAGGATCAAGGGCAACAACATAGTTGTTATCACCTGTTGGCCTGCCGTACCAACGTGTTTGTCCCATATTAAGTATTGGATCTGCACCTTCCATTGATGCTAACTTAATACTATTAATAAGTGTTTCATCATAGATTAAGAATTCACAACCATACTCACGTCTAAACTTTTCTTCACCAATACGCCCAATTTCATTCTTCTTCCATTCTTCATCTCTGTCAGGATGTTCGTCCCAACTACATGTAAAACCATGAAAGCCATTCTTACCAATAGATGCTTCGTTACCGTGTTCGTCAAATTTATCTGCTGACTCTTTCCAAATAACAGCAAACGTATCTTCGTCTGAGTTAGGTGTACTTGTAATAATAGCACGACCACCTGTTGCTAGTGTAGGTGATATTGATGTCCAAAATTCTTCTGCAATGTTAGGATTAACAAATGCAAACTCATCACAGTATAGTAATGATATGGACATACCACGTCCTGTGTTTCCTGTTGTAGTAGCACTTACAATTCTACTTCCATTCTCAAATTCCATTGAGCCTTTGTTGTAGTTTGTTACTCCTGCTCTAATATGATCAGAACACATTTCATACACATATCTAATACGTTGCATAATCTCTTGTGCACCTGTATATTTGTGTGCGGCAATTAGTATTGTTTGATCTGGATGAAACATTGCATACCAACACAAGTAAATTGCGGCAGTAGTTGTCTTACCAGTTTGTCTTGGCAACATATTAATATTAAAACGGAAGTCGTGATAACTCCGTAGTAAACGTACTTGATATCCAAATGGATCAAATAATAATTTACCTTTTACAGGGTGCTGAATAAATGCAAACTTCTTAGCAAAGTACAAGTATCCATTTTTTGGATCCATGCATTGCTTAAGGTCGTCAATCTGCGCCTCGGTATATGTATCTCTTGTGTGTGCCTTCTTTGTTAAGACACCATCTAAACTCTTTGTTGCCATACTATTATTTACTCAAAAAAATACCCGCCGGAGCGGGTATTGAATGTTGTTGTGACGTTTGTTATTATTATTATTCTTGATTAACCAGTTACGGTTAAGAAAGTTGCTTCTACAACGTCAGTGCCTGTTACATCAACGTTGTTTGGCCCTACTGTTGTACCTAATGCTCTAATACGTGCTTGTAAGTCCGTTGGGCTTGTATTTCTGTCTGTAATAACGCTAATCTCACCTGATGCATCGTTTTTTACAGCATACATCAAAGGATTAACTTCTTTAATAATCATTTCTACTGCTTCATCAACAGCATCATCTTCAGCTCTCAAATCAACATCTGTATTACCAGCAACTTGTACTGTGATTAAAAACCCTTTAGCACCATGAGAATATACATTACCTGCTGTAACACTTAATCCTGTAGTTCTTGCAAATCCAGCCATTTATATCTCCTTAGTGTCCACCGCAACTACTTGCGTATAGCTTTTCAAATTTTTCTTTGCCGCAACCAAATTTAGAATCTACTTTTTTAAGCATTTCATTTTTTGAACATCCACTTGCGTCAAGTCGTTTCATTTCTTTTTTACAGCCAGCTTCGTCGAAACTATCTTCTTTTGCTTCGCCAAACTTTTCAGCAAACTTAGCTTTTAATTCTTCTTTAATCTTATTTTCAAGTGCCATTGGATTATCACCGCCTGCTACTTTTGGATATGATTTCTTTTCTTTATTAAGTCCGCCTGCTAAGTCTTTAGTCATATACTTTGTATCCTGATGTTGTTCATCTGGACTGTTAGCATAATCTTCGTTATCGCTAGGCTCATCTTGCATTGTAAGTTTCGTTGGCATGTCACTTGGCATCTTCATTGGCATTGGACCATCTTTTGGACCATCCATCTTTTTCATAATGTCCATTGATTTCTCAATGTCGCCACGCATACCTAAACTTGGCATTGGCTCTGGGTTAAGATCTTTATCTCCTAACACTTTAAATAATTCGCCTACTTCTTGTGGACTATCACCTGTTAATGAAATGTTCATTGATGCCGCTTCGTTAAGGTCATCAATTTTTTTGTAAATGTCATTTAGTTTCATATTATTTGCTCCCCATTGGGCTTTTGCTTTGTGGTTCGCCCATATCTTGAATTTGTTCTTTGTTTGGTTGAATGCCTCCTATTGGATCATTCTCTCTTTCTTTACGTGCTTGTTCTAGCTCTGCTAGTAAGCCCATAACTCTTTCACCTGTCACTTGCTTATGAACTGCTGGATCTGATTCTGGTAAGTCGCTACCTAATGCTGGCTCATAAACTTTAGTGTATTCTGTATCTTGATATTGCTCTTGTGGAGCATCTAAGTTTCTTACAATTAAGTGTGACTGTGGTAACCCGCATGTCTGTGTTAAGTATTCTGCTAACACAGGTGCAATAGTAGGATATGCTAATTCCGCTTCGCAGTAATTAACTTCGCAGTTTTGTAACTGTGGAAAATCTAATGGGCGTTCTGTAATCGGTGTTCGTTTACAATCCGTCATATTCATTACACCAAACTTCTGAAGTGATTGTTCCATAGTGTCCATGCAACCTTCAGGTAGTTCGCCTGCAATACCAATTTTAAATTTATAAGTCTTTTTCGACTCTGTTAAATAATCTGCAAATGTCTTCATATCAGTTCCTTATATGTTTATTTATCCATGTTTTTCAATTTCTCAAGCAAACTGTTACGGTCAGTAACTACGTATCCTTCACCATTTACAAGCCCAGAATCTTCATATCCGCTGTCTTTATCTTGCTTTTCTTTCTTAAGTTGCAAGTCAATCATTTTTAATTTCTTATCTAGTTTCGCAACCTTGGCGTCAAGAGCCGTTTTAAGCATTCCTCCAGCCACTTCAAATACTCTGCCACTATATCTACTCTCCACATTCATACCCAAATCCATTAGATCATCATAGGCTGTAGTAGCCTTTAGTGCAATTTCGTTGAGTTCTTTATCTGCTAATTCACCTAGTCCTTTTACAGCTGGTAATGCCGCAGTAATTTTATCAAGTTCTGCAATATCTCTAAAGTCTTCTTGTTGGTCTGCTTTAACAACATCATTAGAGTTTGATTGCTCTTGTTTAATAATTTCCTGACTTTCAGGCAAATTGAGTAATTCTTCTAGTTTCTTAGTCATTTTGGTTTTCCATTATATGCTACTATTATTTATCCTATTTTCGTTTGCCTGAGTGAAAAATGTCTTTTTCGGTTATAACTCTAAAGAAGATTTTCTTCTGTTTACACCACGCTCTAGCGGCTTCCCACTTAGCAACATTTTGGATATACTGTGCTTGACGCCATTTATCACGTCCAACATTCTCTTTCATAGTTTGATTATCAGGCTTAACTTCAATTAGTTCAACATGTGGTCTACCATTTTTATCGCTGTATTGTATTAAGAAATCTGGTACATAAACTGTATGCTTACCTGTTAATGGATTTCTATATGGTATCTTAACACTTTCACTTGCCCATTTACTAACACTAGGACTTTCGTCGCAGAATTTCATAAATGCAAATTCCCAACTACTTCTGTATATAGGTGTCTTTGTACCTAAGTATTTTTCGGGGTACTTTAATGTATACCGACCCTGAGCAAACTTACCCATAGCATTATACCACTATGTTTCTAGTTTCTAATTTATTAGTTGCTTGGTCTACTTTGTAACCTAGTGTACTGATTTTTGATCTATTGTAATTTAAAATTTCTGTAATTACTGAACTTAATTGTACTTGGTCAAATCCGCCAAGTGTATCTATTAACTCAAAGATTTTTACGTTATCAATTTTTGCTTGTTGCATAACAATAGTTGCAACACTATTAGCACTAACTTCATCAAAGCCTCTTTTAGAAAAGAAAGCTACAGTTGCATCAACTTCGTTACTTGAAAATTCAAATGGTTCTGAATAATATTGATTAAAGAATTGTTTTACTTTAGTCGCACTATCGCCTGCCTTAGCTGGAAGGTTACCATATAAATTAGTTGGTGTACTATTTTTGTTAGTTGATATATTGTCGCCCATAAATTAATCCTATGTAAATAGAGTATTACCATTAGCATTTGAAATAGCTTTTTCTCTTGCCGCGGATTTATCTGCCGCCGTTTGTGCATTGTATGCCGCACTAATAATTTCCGGTAACGGTGATCCGCCGTTGTTAATATGATCCTTCTTAAAGAAAGTACTTTTAGCTACTGAGTCAGCCGCACCTGGATTTCCTTTTAAGAAGTTAGTAACACTACTTAGTGGGTTACCAATTTTACCACTAGCAACTCCGGCTAGTGTTGTTAAGCCTGCAACTGTAGCAATAGTGCTAAAGCTACCACCTGATCCGCCCGACTTAGGAAATGCAAGATTTGCTACGCCACTAACATCAATGCCAGTTGCTTTACCAATTTGGTCTTTTAGTATTCCAAATCCTTCTTCACGTAGTCCTTCTTTACCTAAGCTCTTAGCATTTTGTGTTATGCTAGTTGCTTTTAATACTGTACCTAAAAAGTTTGTTGGACTGCTAAATGCCGCTCCACTACTAATGTCTCCAAACACATCACCAATACCGCCTGCAATACCGCCAACACCAAACACACTACTAGTTCCACCTCCTCCTAATGAATTAGGACTTGGTACTTGATCGTAATGGCCACTTGCACTACCAAAGCTCTTAGGTGCTGAACCATCTTTAACTGGTCCTCTTGCATACCATACAGTTTCGTATTGTATTGTCATGTTGTTTGCAACTGAGTCACTTGAACTGTTGTCCATAGTGTCGTGTCCCCATTCACTAATGATAGGGTTAACTAATGTAAACGCTGTGTAACGTTTTCTCGACATTTGATAAATTTGAATACTTTCAAAAAACGGTTTAAGAGAATCGTTATCCATACCGTATCTAAAACTGTTTGCCGCTTCACCTTGATAACTAGATGCTCTATTGTACGCCGCATTAGAAGTATTAGGATTTGTACTTCCGTCTATACTTGCATAGTTACCATCTTTAAAATAATATCTATAGTATGCTTCCCACATAGCAGTTGTTTGACCAAAGTTGTCATCGTGGAATACAATGTTAATAGGATCGTAATCTAATCTTGTTTGTAAATTTCTTTTCTTATTGTATTGATGCTTTAGTGTTGTTGCAATTTGATACTTAGGCAAGTCAACTTGTTTAACAAGCATATTAATTTCTTGTGTTTTTAATTGAGGAATTAATTGTACTGCTTCAGGATTTAAATTAAAACTTACGTGATAAAGAAATTTACTTTTAGGACTTAGTCTATGTGCGTCATCAACAAAAAGTCGAGCCGCGTGTGCTTGGTCGCCTAAGTTACCTTTAGGGCTTAATGCACCACTTACTAAATTATCTAAAAACCCGTTGAGTCTATTTGCCATTGTTACTCTCCTGTATTAATATTTATCCTAATAAGATAAGTGCGTACAGAATAAAAAAGGATGCCAAAATTAATTGACACCCTTTTTAAGTTTCAGGAAATATTGTTAACTATTAACTTGCGCCGCCGCCTGTAATAGCTGTGTTAACTGTACGTCCGATTGCTGTTCCTACGCCTGTACCTTGTGGGCTTTGAATAGCGTTATCGTAGCGTATTGCTAGTGCAACAGTTACTGGATCGTTAGTAGAGTAAGACAAGCTGTTATAGTTTGCTGACTCTAAGTAACAACCATACAATTCAAATGTCTCTAGTACACTTGCTGTATTAGCACCGTTACCACCGTCTAATATTTCAATTCTTGTAACGAATTTGTAATCGCTACCTGACGCCGCCGAACTTTGTTCGAAGAAGTCAAATTGTTTCTGTAGTTGCTCGCCAACAAGTTTTTGTACGTTGTTACTAACATCTTCACGTAAGTTAAGTGTAATTGGTTCCCAAGTGTGTTTACCTGCTAGGTATACACGTGAGTTATACACGTCTACTGTGATCTGTTCGAAACTAACGTTTGGTCTTGTTACGTCTACAACCTGTTTGGTTAGTTCTGTTGTTGGTGTTGATACTCCAAAATTTTCAAGACTCACTCTAAAGCGGTATTGTAGTTTCGGCATCAACAAACCTTGGTTACTAGCTGAAGAGCTAGAATCCAAAGGTACTGTAATTTTGCTTAGTGTTGAAATTGCCATTATAATATCTCCTGCTTGTAAGTATTTATCATATTAAAGCCCTGCTATCTCACCAGTGTTTTTAAGCCTTAATGGAATGTAAATAAACTCCACTGCTTTCACTGGTTCAATTGCTACGTCTAAGTAAAGTTCATTTCTATCAATTCTACTTGGAGTATTGTTACTTTCGTCACATACTACTAAGAAGTCATATAATGCTCTTTGTCCTACTAGCTCTAATAGTAAACTATCTGCCTGTGCTTTAATCTCATCACGTGTGATTTTGTCATTTGGCTCAAAGATATAAGGTTTAGCAAGTTTGTTAAACTGCGAACGTAAGTAAATTACTAGTCTTGCAACGTTGATTCTGTCTAAAGCACTAGCATTTTTAGCTCTTGTCTTTTGACCAAAGTTAACAAGTCCTGCACCACTTAAGAACGTTACAGGGTTAATAGCATTACCGTATAATGTATCACGCTGTCCTTCGTTAAGTGCTACGCTCTGGAATTCACCTTCGCTTGTAATGTATCCTGCACTTGAAGCATTTGTAATTCCACCACGTCTTGTTCCTGCTGGAGCAAACCATGGAAACGATACTTGATCGCTTAATGCCATTGTGCGTAGTATACCATGACTTGCTGGAACAACTACGTTGTTACCTGCGTTATCACTTGAGAATAAACTTGGATAAAACACACCTAAGTATTCATCGTATGTTACTAATCCATCGTCATTATCTTCTACTGCACCATTTACGTTAGTTGCATATTCGTTTAATGAAGTTGCATCTGGTGTTAATCTAAACGGTAAGTCACCTACAACAAACGCACTAATGCCTCTATCATAGTTAAGTGTTTTCATTTCACCAATTAGCTCTGAGTAACCTGGGCAAGCCATCAAGTTAAAGATTCTTGAATTATCATCTCTAATATCAGCGTTGCTGTTAACCATTGCTTGTAATGCTTGTACTACAACTTTACGTTGAGCTTTTCTACCAAACGAGCCTGCACCATTTTCTTGGTTAGCTGATTCAGTTACCCATCTATTAGTTGCGTATGCCGCCATTGACTCATCGTTGTTGAATCTAATGTTAAGTCCTGCAGTATCAATATAGTTACGTACATATTTCTTAACGTTAAATCCTGAACGTCTAGTGTTCCATAGCAACATACCTTTTGGATATAGTGCTGGATCCGGAGCGTCAAAGTCTAAGAAGTTGCTTACTAGTAATGCAGGGATCGTTGCCGCTGTATCACCGTTAACACCACTTGCACCATAACGTGCATCTGCAAATAATATACCATCTTCAGTAGTTTGGTCACCTGTATCAAGTGCAATCCACTTTAATGAAGTAGCGTTGTATTTGTAAATTTTTGGATAGTTCTCTAAGTCTGCTGTACTAATCCAAATGTCACCATTTTTAAGATCAGTTGCATCTGACTGTTTAGTAGGCTCAGTAGCACTAACAATTGGTCCTGCTGGATCAGTTTTGTCTGCACTATTAGCATCGTAGAACGGTGCTGTTGAGTCTTGGTAACCTACCCAAGTAGTACCATTGTGGATCATCATGTCTACTTCGTCTACAATACTGTTGTACCATAATGCACCGTCAGCTGTTAATGCTGTTGGAGCAGTTGTACTTGGTGTGTATGTTAAGTATTTCCAGTTACTAGCAACCATATCAAATGCATTACCTGTAGCATCTGTATATAAGTTTGGAGTTGCTGTTGCCGCATTTGAGCCATTGTAAGCTACAAATCCTGCTAAAGCTAATCCGCTGTTAGTATCTGTAATGTGGATGTCACCACCGTCATTGTGTTCAATAACTACTCTGTTTGAAGCGTCAACACTTGCTACAACGTTAGTTAATCCTGCGGAGTTAATTGCACCTGCAATATCGTCTGCATCGTCAGCCGCACCGTTAGTTGTTACACTAATTGTTACTGCCGCACTTAACGTAGCACTTGCTGGAGCAGTTTCTGCAATATCAAATGCATAAGTGCCAGTAGTTACTTGTGTTGTAATAATGTCTGAAGTAATTTTAGTATTACCTGTTGACTGTCTTCTGTGTATTTTAAAGTCACCAATTGGATTAGCTGATTCATCATTGTTAGTTTTGATGTAAACAGTTCCAACTGCTAAGTTCTTACCACCGCCTGCTTTATCTAAGCCGTATAATGCCGCCTCAGGTGTTGCATACATTGGTGCCATTTTAGTTTCCCACAAGTTAGTTGTTGCGTTCCAAACTTTAACTTTCCAGTTAGCACCTAAGTTAGGTTGTGTAGTTTTAACCCAAATACTTCCAGTTGGTCTTGGACTAGTATCTGTTGACTTGTACTCAGGTACACTAGTATGCGGAGCAATAGTATTTTTAGGTGCTTTATAAGTACCTGCTGTTAAACCAATCTCTGCTAATAGTGTTGAAGCGTTAGTTGCTAATACAACGTCTACGCCTGTTGAGTAAATCTCTAATTTGTTGTTAACAACTGTTGAACTAACTCCAGCAATACCTGCTGATCCAATAGCTGTTTGAACATCACTTAATGCTGTTCCACCACTTGTTACAACAGTACCGTTAATGCTCATTGAAGCACCACTAGTAATAGTTGGATTTGAAATTGTACCAGTCACTGTTGACCAGCTACTAATCCATGCTGTTGATCCTACTTGTACCCAACTACCATCGCTCTTTTTGTAGAACAATTTGTTAAGTGTAGTAGTAGCAACAATAGCGTAGTCACCAATTGCACCAACAGAAGTTTTTGGTGTGCCGCCTGTTACTTTAGTAGTATCTGTAATTACTGTAGGAACTTTATTCGTAAAGCTCTGTCCACCAGTAACAGTTCCCGCCGCGCCGTTCCATTCAAAAATACCAAACACACTATTTGCTGTATCAAACCAATATGTGCCATCTGCTGGATTCGCCGCTGGCGCACTCGCAGAAGCCATTAGCTCTGATGTGTTCAGTGTTGCTCTAGTTACGTAAGCTCTGTTAGCTACTCCTAAATATGAGTAGGCCGCTTGTAACCCGTATTCGTTTAATTCACTACCATGTAGTGCGTTGTTGTTTGTGTCCGTATAGAAAGTCGGATCTCCAAACAAGTCTGTTAATTCTCTTTGTGAGGTAACCAAATAAGGTTTACCTGCATTTGCCGCAATCGTTGCCGACGCAGTCCCTGTTCCAGCACCGTTTCTCTTGTCTTGTGCGGAAACAACAAAAATCATTGGTACTGTACCTGGCTCAGCTGGTGTATAGAAACTTTCGTCTATAACGCTGACCTGTACTCCTGGTGATACTAAAGCCATTTTATTTTCTCCTGTTGATATAGCATGTTACTATTATTTATACCATTTTGCATAAAAGGCCTCTTTATCTACCCCTAAAAAGGGATCGAAAAGGGCAGGTAAATACATATATGAGACCTTTATGTAAATGTGGCGTTAAACCTGTAGCAATTAACTATTATAAAAAAGGAAAACCGTTTTATAGGAGTAAGTGTGAGTCATGTCTTAGACATGGCAAGCCTGTACATGGTGCTCCTAAGTGGAAACAGTCTGGTTATGAAAAGAAACAGATTTGTGACAAGTGCGGATTTAAAAGCAAACACAAAGAACAGTTTTCAGTATACTATATTGACGGTGATCTTAATAATGTAAGATTTAGTAACTTAAAAACAATATGTGCTAATTGTAGTAAAATTATGTACAAAGAAGGATTTAAATGGAAGCAAGGTGATTTGCTACCTGACTTCTAAGTTCGTCAATAGTACCATTGTTTTCTAATGTTTGTGAAAATTTAGTATGAGCCCAAGCCCATTCGCTAGGGTGTATGTCACTAGGCTCTGTATCAAACTCAACATACTCTGTAAACCACTTAGGATCTTGTCCACGTTTTACACGCCATACATGTCCGCCTACTTCATGTAGCATTTTTGCTTCATTAGGAAAACGTGTATCAGGTAATACCCAATTAATGTTTGGATTGTCAATAATTTTCTGCTTTACTAGGGATACCCAAATACCATCATAGAATCCGTTACGCATACATTCTGTACCAAATTCTTGTAATACTAATCTAGGTGTAATTGTACGTCCGGTTTCTTTTGACCAAAACTCGTCTACTTTTTCACGCCATTCTCTAGATTCTGTTGTTTTGCCGTCAAGCATATCTCTGCTCCACCCAAACATAACGCCTACGCTATCTTTAAGTTTATCTGCAAATGATATCTTTTGGAAATTATGTTCACTAATCAAATAATCAGCAATAGTATCTTTACCGCTACCAATTAACCCACATATACCAATAATCAAAGTCTGACTCCTCATAAAATAAAACTATTATACAATAGATTTATCAGGAAGTCAAGTGTTTATTAGCCGATTGTGAATCCGTAGCCTACGCCGCCAGCAACATTTAGTTTTAGTTCTTCTTCTAGCTTTTCCATTTCAGCTTGTGCTTCTGCTTTGAGTGCATCACCGTTAAGCGTTGAACCACCTTGTGGTCCTGCAATGGTTGCGAACTTACTACGTGCTTCGCCTAGCATATACTTACAACTAGCAAGGGTATAATCTTTAATCCATTGCTTACCAAGATAGTCTTTAAGTAATTCACTATCTGGTCTGTGATTGTAAACATATAGCAGTAATGTTTCTTCTGCTCTAGGTCTTTGTAAAACTGTTAATTTTTTAGTTGTAGTATTCCAATTAAATTCGATAAAAGAACCAAACATACGTCCTACAAGTTCTTGGTACTGACTAAACATATCATATGTTGCTAGTCCGCCCATGTTAGAACTTGATAACAAGTAAGTGTTAGTGTATGCCATGTTGAATGGTTCAAACTGTGTACCACCATCGCCGCCACCTGAACGTGAACCAATTGAACGTCTAAATAATTTTCTAACTTCTACAACTTCTTCTGGTAACGTATATTCATTTTGATCAATTATTGTAGGCATAAAAAGATATGACTCTTCAACTGAGTTATCTGAACGCTGTCTAAATTTGCCAAGGGCTTTTTCTAGTGCAGTTTCATAATGAATAGGGTCAAGTTCAACATCGACCATGCCTCCGCCTAACATAGCGTTTACATAATCGAATACATCTTGTTTTTGTGTGCTTAATGCCATTTCTTGTTCTCCACTAGTATTTATGCTAACGATAAATACTTATACTATGCCAAGACTCAGTTTATACAAACCCGAAAAGGGCAACGATTACGATTTCTTAGACAAAACTATCACCGAGATGTTTACAATAGGTGGTACAGATGTCTTTGTACATAAGTATCTAGGCCCCGCAAATCCGGACGAAGCAGACGCTACGCCGGCACAACCTCGTTACGATGCTGTTAAAGAAACCAACATACAAGACATGTTATTCTTAGAAAACAGAGATCGTAAGTATGATCCAGACATTTATACAATGCGTGGCATTTATAATATACAAGACATTGACTTTGATATGAGTCAATTCGGATTGTTCTTACAAAACGATACATTGTTTATGACAATTCCTATTAATTATAGTGTTAGAACACTAGGGCGTAAAATTATGCCAGGTGATGTTATTGAACTTCCACACTTAAAAGACGAACATGCACTTAATGATTATAGTGTAGCACTAAAACGTTTTTATGTTGTAGAAGATGTAAACAGAGCCGCTGAAGGTTTTACACAAACTTGGTATCCACATTTATACAGAATTAAATTAAAACAAATTGTTGACTCGCAAGAGTTTAAAGAAATACTTGATTTACCTTCAGAAGAAGGAAGTACAAATACACTACGTGATGTGCTTAGTACATACGAACAAGAAATGCAAATTAATAATGCTGTACTTGCTCAGGCAGAAGCTGATGCACCCAAGTCAGGATACGATACTACAAACTTATATACTATTGCTAAAGATGAAGATGGTAACGTAGCATTAAAAACAACAGATATAACAGACATTGATGTAAGTTCACAAGANCTGTTAGCTGATAGAATTACAGAAACACCAACACGTTCTGAGTACAATGGTTACTTAGTTGGCGATGGTATACCACCTAATGGAGAAGCATTTGGACATGGACCTGGGTTTCCAACTAGTTCAACCGAAGGCGACTATTGGTTAAGGACAGACTTTATGCCTAATAGATTATTTAGACAAGACGGTAGCCGTTGGGTCAAACAAGAAGATGCAGTACGCATGACAATGACAAATACAGATACTAGAGCAACACAAAAAGGTACATTTGTTAACAACTCAACACAAAACACTATTGGCGGAGAAACTGTTGTAGAAAGACAACCGTTAAGTAAAACACTAAAGCCAAAGGCAGATAATTAAGATGCAACATTTTTATGATGGACAAATAAGAAGATACATTACTCAAATGGTTAGACTGATGAGTAATTTTTCATATGCTGACAGCAAAGGCAATCTTGTACAAGTTCCTGTTATGTACGGAGACATTACAAGACAAGTTGGCGCTATTATAAAAGACAACAGCGAAAATAAAATTCCAAGTGCGCCACGCATAGGAGTATATGTTACTGGATTAGAAATGGATCGTACTAGAACTGCTGATTCATCATACACAGGCAAAGTACATCTTAGAGAACGTGCATATGATGCAGAAGGTAAAGAATATTTAAATACACAAGGTAAAAATTATACAGTTGAACGTATGATGCCTACACCGTATACACTAAATGTTAATGCAGATATTTGGTCTACTAACACAGAACAAAAACTACAAATTATGGAACAGTTATTAATGTTCTTTAATCCTAGTTTAGAAATACAAACTACAGACAACTATGTAGACTGGACAAGTTTAAGTGTTGTTAATTTAGAAAATATTAATTTTAGTAGTAGAAGTATTCCTATGGGAGTTGATACTGAAATAGATGTAGCAACACTAGGATTTTCAACACCAATTTATATTAGTCCTCCTGCTAAAGTTAAAAAGCTAGGTATTATTACAGATGTTATAATGAGTATCTTTGATGAAACTAAAGGCACTATTAACTTAAAACAATCAATGCCAGAGCTTAATGCATATGATGATAGTTGGGCAAACAGTACTAAAAACAAAGACAGTTCAGAAAGAATACATATACAAGTGAATACAGCATTAAACTATGATGCTATTGTTACTAACAATATTGTACAACTTGGTAAGAATGGTATATCAGGAGAGATCAGTTGGCGTAATCAACTTGAAATACTACCTGGAGAATACAGAGCAGGATTAAGTAAGATTTATTTAAACAGAATTGATTTAGGTGCTCCTGTTGTAGGTACTATTGCACTAAACGATTTAGACGAAACACAACTTATTGTTAATTGGGATGAAGATACTATTCCAACTAATACAGTAATGGGATTACCAAATAGTCCGCAAAAAGGAACTATTGAAGCAATTATTGATCCAACAAGAACTAATCCAACTAGCTTAAAAGTACCTGGTAATAGAATACTACTACTAGGTGATATTGGTGCTACAGAAAATACAGATGGTGCTGATGCTTGGAAGGATACTAGCGGTAATGACACATTAATTGCTAGTGAAAATGACATTATTGAATGGTCTGGAACACACTGGCAAATTGTATTTGACTCAAGTACTAAAACAGAGCCAGCAACAGATGTTACATATACAACCAATTTAACCACTGGCATACAGTATAAATGGGACGGTGTAGAATGGACACTATCCTTTGAAGGCGAATATCGAAAAGGAAGCTGGCGCTTAGTACTCTAAATAAGTACTTGTATGGAACAAATAATTTGTAGTGGTGCTCTATTCTATTCGTTGACAACACAACGTTTCTTATTCTTACACCGTACACAATCAAAACAAAACAATGTTTGGGGTCTTGTTGGTGGAACTAACGAAGATAAAGAAATCCCTTACAAAGCTCTGCTACGTGAAGTTGAAGAAGAACTTGGCAGTATTCCAAAAATTATTAAATCAATACCATTAGAAACATTTGTAAGTAATGATGATAAGTTTCAATTTCATACTTATTTGTGTGTTGTAAAAGATGAATTTCTACCTGTACTAAATGACGAGCATAACGGATATGCTTGGGTTAGTTTTCAAAATTGGCCAAAGCCATTGCATATGGGATTACGCAACACATTACAAAATAAACAAAACTTAACCAAACTACAAACAGTATTTCAACTAGTTTCGTTATTACAAGAATCGGACATTTAATGAATAAGGTATTAGTAATCGGTGATGTAATCATCGACAAATATATATACGGAACTTCAACACGGATTAGTCCTGAAGCACCTGTGCCTATAGTTAATCTTGGAAGTGTTTCAACATCTTTAGGTGGTGCAGGACTTGTTTATGAAAATTTAAAAAGCCTAGATGTTGATATAGAACTATTTGAAACTAATCAACCTAGAAGTATTAAAACTAGAGTAATCTGTGACGGACATTATATTACACGGTTAGATGAAGATGAAACTGCAAATTCAAATGCAGTCTTAGATGAAGTATTAAGTAGTGATTTTTCTAAGTACGATTATGTTATCCTAAGCGATTACAATAAAGGTGTACTAGATAACGCAAAACAGATTATTGCACATATTAATAGTCAAGGACCTAAAGTAATTGTAGATCCAAAACGTTATGCATGTGACTACGAAGGTGCTTGGTTAGTTAAACCTAATAATAGTGAATTTACTAAATTTGAATTTGACGAATGGCAAGGTAATATTATTACTACTGATGCAGGACGTAGTGTATCTGCTACAATAGATAATATTGAATATAATATTCCTGTTGAACAAGTTGAAGTATCAGATGTTACAGGTGCAGGAGATTGTTTCCTTGCTACGTTTGTATATGCACTAACAAAAGGTTACACACATAAACGCTGTTTAGAATTGGCTGTCAAAGGTGCTACCGAAGCAGTCAAACATGTAGGCACACATATCATAACAATTGATGATATTAATGATACTATTGTATGGACTAATGGAGTGTTTGATATACTGCATATAGGCCATTTAAAGCTACTAAGACACGCACACACGCTTGGAAAACGCCTCGTGGTGGGCATTAATAGCGATGCAAGTGTAAAGCGTTTAAAAGGCGAAACTAGACCCATTAATGACGAACAAACACGCAAAGCCGCATTGTTAGAATTAGGATTTATTGATGAGGTAATCATATTTGACGAAGATACACCGTTAGAAACTTTGAGTAATATTATGCCCAATATAATTGTTAAGGGTGGAGATTATACAGTTGATACAGTAGTAGGAAATGAACTAGCAGAAGTTGTTATTTTTCCAACTATTGCAGGTGCAAGTACAACTAAAATTATAGACGAGATTAGAAAATGAATATTTTAATTACAGGACATGAAGGCTTTATTGGTCAAAACCTTGGAGCATACTTACAATCTAAAGGACATAATGTTGAGGGCTTTGAATGGAAGCCTAACATTATACCAGATCCTGAACCTTATGATAGAGTAATTCATTTAGGTGCTATTAGTAGCACTACTGAACGTGACGTTGAAAAAATTATGGAACAGAACTATGAATTTTCAATGCGTCTATTGCAACTATGTGATCAAAAAGGAACTACATTTATGTATGCTAGTAGTGCTAGTGTATACGGTGATAAGTTTGAAGAAAATGCTAAACTACAACCACAAAATGGTTATGCATGGAGCAAGTATTTGTTTGATAGATTTGTAATGCAAGTTCCAGAGTTTATGATTAATGTACAAGGATTTAGATTCTTTAATGTATATGGCCCAGGTGAAGAACACAAAGGCGACCAACAAAGTGTATTTGGCAAGTTTGAAAAACAAGCTAAAGAAACGGGAGTTATAAAAGTGTTTGAAGGTAGTGATAAAATAGATAGAGATTTTATCCATGTTGGTGATGTATGCGAAATTATTGAAAAGTTTATTGATGTTGATAATACAGATATATGGAATGTTGGTACAGGCACACCTCGTTCATTTATGGACATTGCTAAACTGTATGCTAAAAAGTATAATGCTAAGATTGAAGAAATACCTATGCCAGAAAACCTTAAAGGGCAGTACCAGTATTACACCTGCTCTCACAATAAAAAGTTAATTAATAGTATAGGTGTTCATAATTTTAGAACAATTGAGGAGTATGTAAATGCCAGCAAGACATAGTGGTAAAGTAGACAAAGGTTGGGGATATGAATTAATCTGGGCCACTAACGATCAATACTGTGGTAAGATTATGGTATTTGATAGAGTTGGTGCTAAGTTTAGTATGCACTTTCATAAAGAAAAAGACGAATCATGGTTTGTAAACTCAGGTTCATTTAAGTTACGATATATTGATACATCAACTGCATTAGTAATGGAAAGAGTTTTAAACTCCGGCGATACATGGAGAAATCCTCCATTAATGCCGCATCAATTAGAAGCATTAGAAGCCGGTAGTAGTATTACTGAAGTAAGCACTCCTGACTCTATTGAAGATAATTATCGTATTGCTCCAGGTGATAGTCAACCGCCACCACCACAACAAGAGATTGTTAATGATCCCAATACACAGGCGTAAGTTAGATCTAAATTTAAGTCAATTAAAACATAATTGTAATTTTGTTTATAAGCAAATTATAGACGAGATTGCAATTCCTAATCAAGAAATTGATACTAAACACACATCAATTCCAACGGCAGTAAGTCAATACTATAACTTGTTTACAAGTATTATGCCTGGTATGTTTGAACTACAACGTGATATTAGAAACGAATTTAAAAACAACATTCCGCATGATGAAAGTCTAGAGTACTGGATTGTTGGTTGGTTAAATTATTGGCCCAAACAAGGAACAACACTTACCTGGCACGGACACGAGTACGGAGATGATGATAATTGTTTCCACGGGTACTTAGGTGTACAATGTGAACCATCGCAAACTATATATCGCAACATAGGTGAAGAAGCATTAGAAATTGCTGTTGAAAACAAAAACGGACAGTTAGTTATTACTAACAGCAAAGGTGTTGAACATATGACTAGTGATTGGAAACAAGATGATCCTCGTATTACTATTGCGTTTAATATACAACCTAGAGAAACTGTTTTACAAGAAGTAGGAAATAAACTTAATTATTATGTCGGACTTTAAAGAGCTATTTTCTGTTCCTATACTAGAACATAATGTTCCGGATCGTATTGCAGATGACGTTGAACAATTTGTAGTACCACGTTTAAAACTTATACCAAGACCCGACAACAATGCTCCGCATGGTACAGATTATTTTGAACCTAACAAAGTAGTACATTTAATGAATGATGTACCAGAACTGTTTAGCGAAATACAAGACTGTGTTAACAAGTTTCAAGACGCATGTCATATTAAACAACTAAAAGAAGCTAATCAATACAATTGGTGGACACAAGATTATCACGAAGGCGACATACATAACGAACATGAACACGGTATGAATCAAATATCTGGAGTATACTGGGTAAGAGCAAATGAAAATGCTGGTGGGTTATGTTTTAGAAATCCTAATCCGTTTGTCGAATATTCATCCTGGATGGATGCAAAATATGGATGTCAAGAATACGAATTCCAACCTATAAAGGGTAAACTATTATTGTTCCCTTCTTACTTAAAACATGCAGTAATGCCTAGTAGTAGTAACGTTGTACGCACTACTATTGCTTTCAACGTAGTGTATTAAGCCTGAGCTTCACCCCATCTTAGAATAATGTTCGCAGTAGTATCTGTACCACCCGTCTTATAAACGTTAATTGCTAGTACGTCTGGACCATTTGGATATGTTCCTCTACCACCTAGTGTAGTATTTGTAAGTTCTTTCAATGCTTCAAGACTCAATGCACTCGATTGTCCTGGTGTAGCAATGAATGAAAATACTGTTTCACCCGGTTGTGCGTAAGGAGGTTGTCCAAATAAGAACCCAACTGTATCACCTGGATTAACAGTAGTGTTAGCACTCTGTGTAAATGTTACTCTGTAATAGTCTGTTGTACCAAAGCTCAATTCTTCTACATTAGATACCGCAGTACCCGCTGAGAACTTACTATCTTCAACCAAGTCACCTGCAATAGCATTTGTTGCGTCCCATGTTGTTTTTGTAAAGAACAAATAGTTAGCATTACTTAATGGACCACCAATTTGGAATGTAACTGTTGGATCAGCACTTTGTACAGTAATATTTTGATTAAATCTTAAACGTACTCTACTGTACCATGGCTCCATATATACCTGGTCAATAATTCTTGGATTACTTGCGTAGTTGTTAGTACCTGAAGCTGTAACAGTTGTACCTGTTGAAACTTCATCATTTAAACTTTCCCATTGTGACGTTGTTAAGTATTGGTATCTACTATTTCTATTACCATATAAGAATTCAGCAGTTTGTGTCATTGCACCTTGTACTGTTGCACTTCTAATAATCTGTGTTGCACCAGTTGACCATACAACAGAACCACCTGGAGCAACTTGAGCAAAGCTCGGTTGTCCACCAGCCGCCGCACCTGTTAGTGCTGACCAACCAACGTCTCCTGGGTTAATTGGATAGTTTTGTGGATTCAAAATACCTTCAACAACAATACCACCACTAATTGGATTATTTGAACCATCATATCCATCTGATGTAATTTCAATACCTTCTAGTAGTAACTGAGCTCTGTTTAGTAGTTCTCTTTCACCTAAGTCACCAACGATAGCGTTACTAACACTAGGTGCTAGTCTTAACATAAACACAGTATTTCTTGTTGTACTAATTTCGTTACCTGCAGATGTGTATGAGAAAATATAACCACGATCTTCATCAAAGCCACCGTCTGTTAAGAACGCTGATCCCCAGTGTGATATGATTGGAGTAATTGTATTACTAATCAAAATTACACCAGTTCGTTCACTGTGTGTTACTGCACCACCTGCTGTATAAGTTCTTGTTGCACCTGCCGCAAAGTTTGTTAGTGGAGCACTTCTAGTACACCCTGTTAGGGTATCTCCTGTTACACCTGTATATGCTATCATTTCGTTATCAATAATAACTGTACCAGTTGTTGGGAAGAATGACGCTGTAATTAACGGAATTGTAGTTTGTGTTGCATCCATGTCAGCCGCTAGTCTGTCATTAGGTCCTTCGTTAGTAACTTCATAACGCACAGGCATGTTACCAGTACGCATAAATGCTTCTGTGTTAATGTTTGAGTTACGCATTCTGTGATAGAAAATAAAGTTACCATCATCACCACGTAGCATATAGTCAATAAAACCAGCACCATACCAACTGTACTGAATACCAATCATCTGCATCTTACTGATGTCCATGATATATCCACTACTACCTAAGCCGTCTAGTGTATCTTTGTTAAAGTCATCTTGTTTAGTTTTCTTATCACTAATTAAACATAGTTTAGCACCTGTAGCATTAGTGTTACCTCTAAAGTCAGGTGTTACTGTCATTGCAGTATCTGAAGTTACCTGTGAAACAACATGTGTCATTCCTTTAACAACAATTCTATCACCAGCTTTAAGTTGATCTCTAAATCTTGTTCCCGATCCTGTACATGTGTTTGAATCAACTGCTATTGCAACTGTACCTGCTAACTGTAGTGTAGCAGTTCTTTGTACAGCACTAAAGTTTGATCCATCGTACTCCATAAAGATTCCGTTTTGATCATCAAATGCACCTGAACGCACAGTTGCACCGTGCCAGTTAAGCAACGATACTTGTGCTCTTGTACTTAATATTGGCGATAATGACCCAACAGCAATTTGTGATATAACTTTAAATGTTCTTTCACTTACAATACTTGCTACTGTATAATTTCCGTTATAACCTGGTGTTTCAATACCAATTAATCTAATTGCTCCACCAACTTGTAGTCCGTGGTCAACATCGTCTGTTGTAACTGATATAAAGCTACCTGCTTGTAGATCGTCTGCTGTTACATTTAATAGATCGTAACTTGGAGCAAACAATGCACCAGTGGTATACATAATACCTTTACCTGACTGGTATCTAATATATTTTTTACTCTGTCTAATTGCTTGAGCACCATGTTGTGGTCCACCTGTACCAAGCATAACTCCACCATCATATGGTCTGTGTACAAAGAATGAGTCTGGTCTTGGATAAAGCGTAGCACTAATATCACCAGTTTGTGTAATAGTACCTGGAGCTCTACATTGGTATCTTAAACTTGTTGTAGTTGGAACCTGTTGTGCAAAGAACGGACCTTCTAATAATGTGTGATTGTTAGTACCATCATCTGAGTTTTGTGTAACAATAAATGCATCACCTGGTATCAATCCGTGTGCTGATGCAAACGAAACTTCAGTTGTTGCCAAGGCCGCAAACGCAATTAATGTTGGGCTTGGTATTGCTTGTGTTATTGGTTCTGACATTGTTACAGTTGCATAAGTTACTGTTACATCACCTGGAACTGCTGTTCCTGTAATAGATGTGTCAACAATACTACCGTCTGTTGATACTTCAGATATAACAATCGAAGCATCATTAGTTGGACTTGCACCGCCTAACTCAGTACCTAGTACTTTAATTTTGTTACCAACTTGATAGTTTTCACCGTCAGTTTCTAATACTGGATTACTATAACTGCTACCAGTTCTTTGTATAGCAAACGTTGCACTTGTACCTGTGTTACTTAATGCTTGAGCACCAATATCAACATACGCGGCAGTTCCACTTGGACCTGTACCTGCAACACTAATTGTTGCAACAGAACCTTCATCAGTTCTTGTACCACTATCGTCTGTTGTATCAATAGTAATTGTTAAATCGTTTGCTGGACTTTGACCACCTAGTTGTGATCCTGGAACTAAAATTGTATGATCATCAAAGTAACCTGTACCTGGAGTATTAACTACACCAGTATATGCTCCATTACTAATTGTAATATCAAAACTTGCAGTACTACCTTGTAGCATTTGAATCTGATTTGAACTCTGTTTAACATCTTGGAATACTACTTCGTCATTACCTGAACCACCTATTGTTGCTGTTAAGATTTCTCCACCAACGTCAATAGTAGCTACTGTAATTGTTGCGTCATTTGCTGGCGTTGCTCCACCTAATATGTTACCTGCTACAACAAATGTTTCACCAGCTAAGTATCCTGTACCAGAGTTTGTAATTGTTACTCCGTATACTGAACCTGTTTTACTAATACTAAAGTCTGCTGTTGAACCTGAACCTGTTGGATATGTATATGCTACACTTGGATAAGTTTCGTTAGCTGTTGGACCTGTACCTGTAATTGTAAAGCCAGTAATAACTCCTGTACTTACTGATGTAACTTCAATAAGTGCATCATTAAGTGGACTTGTTCCTCCTGGGAATACATCTCCTTGTATAGCTAATCTATCTCCAACTACATACCCTTGTGTTGGTGCTAATGCTGTACCTGAACTTGTAATACTCGTAATACTACCAGCGGCATCTACACCTGTAATAGTAATTGTAATATCGTTTGCTGGACTTTGACCACCTACGTTATTACCAAGAATTGTAAGTGTTGAACTGTTAGCATAGTCTTGTCCAATAGTACTACCAATTGAAACTGAATACGTTCCATTTGAATTTTGTGTAACATTAAATGTTGCACCTGTTCCTTGAACGTTATATCCTGAAGTAATATTAGTAAATGAGGCACTATTAACTGCTGTACCTGTAATACTTAAACCTGTAATTTCTCCACTGCCGCCAACACTATCAATAGTAACTGTTGCATCGTTAGTTGGACTTGTACCACCTAATTCTGTACCTAGTATTGTAAATGTTTCGTTTTGTGCATATCCTGAACCTGGTGCTGATGGGTTAACTGTGTATGTGCTACCTGTAAATGCAACGTTAACTTCTGCTCCTGTACCTATTGAACTTGTAGTAAATGAAGGTCCTGCAAAGTTTGCTACTGCGTCTGCACCTGCGCCTGATTCTGTAAAAGATGTAATTGCACCTGTGCCGTCAACACCTGAGATTGTAATATCTAAATCGTTAGTTGGACTTGCACCTCCAAAAACGTTTCCTGGAATTCTAATAACTCCACCTACGGTATATCCTGCATCTGTTGATCCAGCATTTTTAGTAACTGGGTTATAAATGTTGTTAGTTAAAGTAACATCCCATGTTGCTCCAGTTCCGCCTGTTCCTGCTTCTGGAGGTAAATCTGTAAATGTTGGGTCATCAGTTACGGCTGTGTATGTACCGGCACTACTCGTAACATCAAGTATTAGTCCTGTACCAGCACCGTTAATATTTGTACCTACAACACTTGTTAATACTGCATTACCATCAAATGCTACACCTGTGAAACTAAATGTTAAAATTACTCCGCCAACATCAATAGTATCAACTGTAATTCTTAAATCGTTTGTACCTGAAGTACCACCTAATGTTTGTCCGTCTACAACTAACACATCACCTGCTTCAAAGTTAATACCTGCTGTTTGCATTGCAACTGTGTATTGTCCTAAAGTAGGATTACCTCTATCAATATTAAACGTTGCACCTGAACCTGCTGATTCATAATTAGTACCAGTAATTCCTGAGTATGTTACTGTGTTACCAACAATCGCCCCTGTAGTATTTCCATCAAAGTTAAGTGTGTTACCTACAATAGTAGTAACATGAATCGCTGTTCCGTCACCTCTATCAATTGCTTCACCTTGTGTAATACCTGTTGCGTCAACAAGAGTAATTGCATTTGTACCAATTGGATAATCTCCATTAACGTCAAGTGTATTTAAAACACCACCGTTATCTGATACACCACTAACTCCGCCTGTTATACTTGTAACCTGAGCACCACTTCCAATACCAGCACCTTGTGTAATACTAGCAACTACAAACGTAAAGTCTGCGCCTCCACCAGCACCCAATGAACCGTCTACAACAGTAAGAATATCGCCTGCGGCGTTATTTCTACCTGGATTTAAAATTGTAATACTTGTAACTTCACCAGTTCCGCTAACAACAATAGTATACGTACCTGTAATTAAATCTGCCGCAATGCTGTTTGAAAATGCTGTTGAAACTGTATATGTTCCGCCTGTTCTACTTGCGTCTGCGGCACCAAATGTACCAACTGTTGCTACTTGGCCACCTTCATTAATAACTGGAGCACCAACTTCTGGAGCAGTTCCTGACCAAGTAACAATACTTGATCCTGTTTCTGCCGCTAATGGGTTAATCCATGTACCTGCCGCACCCTGTGATAAAATAGTAAACTGTGGTTGACCAATTGCCGCACCTGTATAAAATCCTGCTTGTCTTAACTGCGTATAGTATGTTGATAATACTTCACCGTTAGTTGAGCCAACTTTTGATTTAGCAAAGAATGTAAATGTACTGTTAGTTGGAACAGTTGAAACAATAAACGATCCCTCTGCTCTACTTGCACCAGCAACACTATTTTCTAGTGCCTTAATTGTAATAGGAGTACCTGCTACAATACCGTGTGGTCCAACTGTAGTTACAGTAATTAAACTTTGTCCAACACCGTTTGTACCAGCTGAAGCATCTGTTACAACTGTTGATACAACTGTATCTGTGCCTGGTACTTCGTAAATACTTGGATACCCTCTTTGCATAGCAATCGCTTGCCACTTTGTAGGCTGTAGTCCATACTCAAAGTCAGCATCAAGCATAGATACTGAATTACTAACACGCATACGTTCAATAGCATCTGTACCAAAGTCATGTGGTCTAGTAATAACATCACCTTGGTCAATAAATATTTGTATATCATCTGTATCGTAAAACTGTTTAACTTCTTCTTTAATTGGAAGTACGCCTAAACCGTGTTCAATAACATTTGTAATAACAGCAAATAATTCTGTTACTCTTTGACTAACATTTAATTCACTAATTTGTAAAATAGTATTTTGTGCAACTGCTCCTGCACCTGATTGTGCAGTTGGATATAACGTGTTTGAAAAAATATAACCGTTAATTACATCTCTACAAAAATGTTTTGCTAAAACTTCTGGCATTCTATCGCCGTCAATTTGTGGCGTAGTTTGCACCCAATACTTACTAGCATTAAAGTGTGTTTTTGTATTACCAGAATATTTAATATCGTTAGTAATACCTTCAACATTAAAGCCCATATCTCTTTCACACTTAGCAGTATTATATGTGTAGTTGTACCATACATCTGAAATTGCGTTAGCTGTTGCTGATACAAATGTATGTTCTGAAGTATCAGATGAAATACCAATATTAACTGTAACTGTGTCCGTAGTAGAACTTTCAACTAAAATTGGTTTATTATAAAATGGATCTGTTCCTGTATCATTAGGCACCCCACTTGCTCTTGGATAAGCATGTTCAGTAGCATGGTTGTCATATCCACAAGTAAATGTTAATCCACCTGTAGCAATTTTAATATAATCGCCTCTGTAATATCCATGCGCCGCCATTGTTAAAACTAACTTTCCACTTGCAGGACTGTATGCCGCCGCAGATGGAGTTTGTCTTGTACTTGCCGCAACCTTACCTGCAATCCAAGCAACTGTTTCTTTTTGTAAAAACGATTTATTTGCTTCTAATAGTGCTACTGCTCTTGGAGAATAAACTCTATTGTCTGTATCTTTAGCAAGAAAGATTGTAGTAACTGTACCAGTTCTTTCAAGGAACTTTGGAAAGTCTTCTTCAACACCTTTAGTTAACTGCGAAGTATCATCTGTTTGGAATGTTGTTGAAGCACCTAAATCAGGATCACTAAAGTTATATAAAATTTCATTGTTTGTTGAATCTGTAATCAACAATAAATCGTTTGCCGGAACACGAGTCTGAATCTTAACACTTGAAATCTGTGATCTCTGTAGCGTTGGAATAACATCTAGTCCGCCTGCAATAACAGTTGTAATGATACCCATTAGTTCTGTTATTCTTGCATCAGTACCTGTTTCATAACTACTACCTTGGTCGTAAACTTGTGTAGTTGTAACTGGAACTGCTTGTAAACTTGTGTAAGCAACCTGTGGTAAAATGTAGTTGTTAATTAAACTAACAACAAAGTTCTTTGCCGCAATTTCAGGAGCTCTATCACCATCAATCTGTGGTGTTGAATTGATCCAGTACTTACTTGCTAAGAAACGTGCTTGAAAGTTTCCGCCATAACGTAGGTCCCAAAGTACACCTGTTACTCCGTCTGTACCTTGTAAGTTATATCGTGTATCACGTCTACATAGCACATCGTTGTATGTATAGTTGTACCATATTGAACCCGGATTTCCTGTGTTTGCCGCAACTTGTGCAGTAAGCCATGCTGATAATTCGTCAACAATAAAGTCTGTATTATCGTTAATTAATTTGTATGCATATGGAAATCTATTTTCACTAACAGGAATACCTGGTTGAAATATATACGAGTCAATTTTTTTCTTTGCCATTTGTTTTCCTACATTCCGAAAGCAACAGCCATTGCTGATGCCCTGCTGTCCACATATTTTTTGTTAGTAACTGTCGTAGCCGATGTTGGTTTTGCTTGTACTTGTGCTGTAGCAAACGTTGCATTAGCCGGAGTTACTGCTCCAATTGTAGTGTTATTTATTGTTCCTGAGGTCGCTATTAAGTTATTAGTGGTAACTGAGCCTGCCTTAGATAAACCAATGTTTACACCGTCTATATTACCGCCACCCGATGGAGCAACAGTTAATCTACCATTGCCTGCTGGGCTTACATTTACATCTGCATTTAAACCTGTAAAGTTTGAAGTTGAATTTACTGTTAATAAATTAGCAGTAATATCCATGTTACTAAGTGTTCCACCGTTTGCTGGATTAATAACTACTGTTCCCGAACTTCCACTAGGTGCAAGTGTAATAACTGCATTTTCGCCTTGGGCTGTTAAATTGCCTGTTGTTGTAATTCTACTAAAGTTACCAATACCACTAACTAGTGGGTCAATAACTGTAATTTCTACTAATGGTATTTGATCACCATCACCATACCATAATGATGCTGGTGTGTTATCAGGTACACTAAAAGTTAATTTACCTTCAAACTTACTTTGAGCGTCAATACCTGTTACTGTTGTAGTACCATCTAAAGATGTGTGTGATAGCCCTGAAGTAAATGGTTGGTATACTGATCCATCAAAGCTATAAAAATTCAATGTCATGTTACCAGTAATATCACCGGCTTCGTTTAATTCTCTTAAAAATAAATTAAAAACATAACTACTTCCCCTAGTTAATTCAAACGTTGGGTTTGCTAATAAGTTAGGTTCGTCATCTGGATCTATTTTGCCATCAATAGTAAAACTGTTACCAGCTTGACGGAATAAAAAGTCACCAGCAGTATCTACAACATCTTCTGTAACTGTATATGTAAGTGTACGAAGTTGTACATTACCTACGTCATCGACTATGAAACCCGGGCTTTTAAAGCCATACTGAGCTTGGAAGGGTGATTTAATTACTGCCATTTAGTTTCTCCAATAGTATTTATCACTAGCTTTGTACCACTATTAATCCATGCATTGCTCCATGGAATTGACAGTTATAATGATAAGTTCCTACTGCTGAAGGTGTCCAAGCTACTGATCCTGAAGATGATGCACCTTGTCCTGTTGCTAATGGATTTGTTACAATATTACCTGTACCTGTTGAGTTTTGTGCTTTAATATAGAATGGATGTCCTGGTGCATTCATAGTAAATGTAACTGTATCATTAACATTAATTGTTACCGTTTGGTTAGCACCATTTACTGTACCTAATCTATCTGTGCCGTTTAATGTATATGAACCTGAGCCGTTATTTGAAGTTGCTATTGTATAACTGTTTCCTGGTGTTGTACTTGTATCAATAATAGCAATACTCTTAGTTGATTCTCCATTGTCTAGTGCAATTACAAATCCTTCATCGCCTTCTGTTGTTGCATCAGCTGTTGCAGTAAGTGTAATACTATCCGTTGTTCCAACAACAAAGTTTCCTGTTAATGCCGCGCCACCTATGTCTGCACCTGTTACACCTGAAATTGTATAAGGTAAAATAGTACCATTTTCAACATTTGATGTTGAAAGTGTAATTGTAAATACTCCGCCTTCGTTAACTGTGTTAGTAGATGATCCTAATGTATAACTTGGAATAATTGGACTTAAACTCGTGTCGCCGATTGCAACTTCAACGATTGTACTTGTACCGTCAATTGACATTTGGAATGTTTCTGCACCGTCTGTTAATAGATCTTCAGTTGCAGTATAAACAATTGATTCTACAGTTCCAATCTCAAAGTTACCTGTTAAGTCTGCTCCGCCTATATCTGCTGAGTCAACTCCTGTAATTGTATATCCAACTAGTGTGCCGTTTGCAACGTTTTCAGAAGTTAATGTAATAGTAAATGATCCACCTTCATCAACTGTTGCCGCACTAGTTGTAAGTCCGTAACTGATAGCTGGTGTTGTACTTGTATCTTGGATAACAATACTAGTAGTAGCTTGATTGTTATCAAGTTTAACTGTCATTACTTCTTGACCTTCTGTTGCTAAGTCAACAGTAACAGGGAAACTAAGAATATCTGTTGTTCCAACAATAAATGTTCCTGTAAGATTTAATCCACCTATATCTGCACTTTGTATACCTGAAATTGTATAAGGTAAAACTGTACCCGCAAGTACATTTGATGTAACTAATTCTACTGTAACTGTTTGTCCAAGTTCTCCAGTATTTGTAGTGCTTGGATTTAATGTATAAACTGGTGCGTTTGCCGCAACGTTTGATCCTAATAGTGTTGCTGTAGGTTCGTTCTGTGTTGCATAATAGTTTGCTGAGTAAATTACTTTTGCTCCTGCAATAGCAGTTGAGTCATCTTGTACTCTTGGATATGCCATAAGTTTAAAGTACGAATCTGTAACTTCAACTTCTAATTGTAATAGGTCATCTCCTAAATTACTACGTCCGTAAACAACAATATTTGCTTTACTAGTACTAGCTGTTGCCATTGCTTTAATTACTTCTTTGCGTTCACTATTTACATCACATGCAATAGTGTATTCTACACCAAAGTAACTACCAACGTACCAACGGTCTAATTCTGTTCCTGCCTCTACTAACGAATAGCTTGGCCCTGCATAAGACAAGTTGGTTCCATTACGAAACTCAATCGTACTATTTTGTCCGCGTCTAAAGTATTTGGTGATATCGAAGCTCATTGTACCTTTTACATTCCTCTTTAGTATATTTACCTAATTATGGACTGTTACGATTGCTAGTGGTGTAAGCGTGTAATACCTAAATACCACATATCTAAAGGGTATTGTTTGCTTACAAAATGATGTGTAATTTGTAAATTGTTATCAGTAATCATGTCTTGGAATGTGTCAGGATTTGATCCCCATACATTTTCAGCAAGTACAATAATTCCATCGTCGGTTAGGTAATTGTTAACATTGTTAAAGAAATTTTTATGTATAGACCAGTCTAAATCTTTATATTTCCTTGGATCGTCATAGTGTGCTACATACGGATCCATGTTAAAGTGAGGTGGATTAGCAACAATTAGGTCAAATTTTTGTTGCGGAATATTTGTAAAGTTGTCACTTAGAAAAAATTGTGCAGTATCTTGTAAGTTATTTTCTTTTATTGTTTGTAATACAGGAAGCTGAGTTGGCTCATAGATGTCTGCCAATGTAACTTTGTTTGCTATGCCTGTTGCAAGTAATCCAAACCCCCAAAAGCCTGGTCCACTACACCATTCTAGTACATTGTTAAATTTTTTATCTTCGCTTATTGCTTGTGTTGCATCAATAAAGTCATCGACCATTGTATTGCCACAGCCGTCTGTGTCTTTGGTCCAGTGAATCTTTATATCAAAGTATTGGATAAAGTCATCTTCCATGACTTTAATTGTTTACTGTAATTAGCTTATTGTATTCTGGCAAATAAAGATATTCAATATCACTATTACGTAGTGTACGTACAGCATCATCTAGTGTTTCAACTAACGGTTCGCCACCTAAGTTAAAACTAGTATTGAAAATTATACTAGTACCAGTACGTTCTTTGAACGCTTTGATAATGTCATAGTAATGTTTGTTTTGATCTCTATTAACTGTTTGAATTCTACATGTGCCATCTACGTGAATAATACTTGGAATCTTTTCAGCAATACCAGGTTGACAGTTTACAGCATACATCATTGTTGGTGAACTTTTCATTCCACGTAAGTCAAACCATTCATGTACATCTTCTTCTAGTATACTACCTGCAAACGGACGGAAGTATTCTCTACGTTTAACTTTGTTTACATAATCTTTACCATTAGGATCACTTGGATCATACATAATAGTTCTATTACCTAATGCACGTGGACCGTTTTCACTACGTCCTTGGAATAATGTAACAATCTTTCTATTAGCAAGTAAGTCTACAGCTTTAGTATTATCTGCATCTTCAACTGTTGCATTATACTTTTCTACAACTGCATTAATTTCTTCGTCTGTATAACTGTAAGCTGGTCCTTCATATAGTGTTTCTTGCTGTTCTTGACGTTTGTTACTTTTAGTTAAACGTCTATGCATTAACATTGCACCACCCATTGCTGTACCTGCATCGTTACTTACTGGTTCAACATAAATTTCAATGCCTTCGTCTTTTAATTCTTCTAAGTAATGATAGTTAGCAACACAATTAAGTCCGTATCCGCCACTAATAACTACTTTGTTCTTACCTGACATTGCAACTGCTTTGCGAATTAAATTTGCAACTTCTGTTTGGCTTTCTGTTTGTATTTGATAAGCCATGTTACGTCTGTTTTCTAAATATGTTACATCTTGATTTTCTTCATCGCCATGATTAGTTAAGTATGTGTGCATGTTGTAATTAACATGAGCACCATTAGGATACGTTGGAACAATAACATGTCTATCTGCTTGTGATGTCATTGTATCATGTCTAAATATTTTAGGTGCCGGACTGTCTGCTTTACCGTATGGAAATAATCCCATAGTTTTACCTGCTTCAATAAAACTGAATCCACAGTACTCTGTAACTGCTTCATACGCTTTAACAATACCAGCATTTTCTGAAATAACTAATTCGTGTGTTTGATCCTTATCTTCGTCATACATTTCACTTGAAAATTCAGGCATCCATGCACCCATAACAGGTCCATTAGCACCAATGTGTTTGTATAATGTTTTAAAGTTATCTGGATAGTTGCAATCGTAAATACTTTCTGTTTCCCAAACAGTAGTAGGAACTCCGCCGATATCTAATGTAATAAATGTTCCAGCACCATCAACAATAACTGCACAAGCATCTTCAAATCCTGAACGATAAAAAGCACAAGCGGCATGTAACTTGTGGTGTATGTTTGACATGTCAATTACTTGAGGATGATTTCCTCCTTGGTATGCTTCACGTTTAATAAGTCCTAGCTTACGTGCAAGTCCTGTATAAACATCATCGCCACTAAAGTCTACTTTGCCAGCAGTTTGTTCTAAATTTTGTGTATGTGCAACAACTAAAAAGTCTAGCTTGTCTGTATATTCAAGTATCTTAATCATACTTGCATATGGGCCGCCATCGTATTTTTGTCTTGTTAGGCGTTCTTCTTCAATTGAAAAAACAATTTCACCATCTTTTAATAAACATACTCCGCCGTTATGTCCTCTAGCAATTCCAGCGATCCATACTGATTTTTTACTTGGCATCTTTTATTCCTCTATAACTTCTATCCCAATTTGCTAATTGCAAATTTGTAATATTTTTAATAGTTTCTTTGTAGTCGTTAGTTTTACAATCTATAACAGTATCTATCATTTTTTGTGTTTGTTCTGATAAGTTGTGGCTTAGATATGATTGGCAAAAACTTAAATGCTGTACTGGACTAGGGTGTAACTCTAACCATTTTTCGCCATTTCCTTCAAACCACCAACTAGAGTCTGGTCTATTCCAAGCATGTAATCCTAATGATTCTAGCCATTCAGGACCTTCTAGTACGTATCTATATTGTTCTAGATTAAACTCTTTAAATGCATCAGCAAGTTCAGGTGTATTTCTTAAATTTTCACCATGTCCTTTTTGATGCGGAATATCTGTTCCTAATGTTTCTAAGTTACTAATACTTGTAAAATGAAACTTACAATTTGTATCTTTTAATAAACCCTTAGTAAGTATAATGTTATTCATTGTGTGTAAAAACAATGCTTTTTCATCATAAAAAGTTTCTATCCATTTGTCATCAAATACTTCTTTGTTCTGATAACTGAATATACTACCTTTAGTTTGCCAAGGTTCTGCGTGTTTAAAGTTAAGATAATCGTAACGTAAATGACTTGACCATTGTACTATTACTGTATCGTCTTTGTCAAATTCATTTGTAGCGTGGCATTCTGCAACACGTTCAGCAATAGCTCTATTTCCTAAGCCTGCATGACCCCAATTTTCATAGTGGTCAAATTGCTGTGCATAAATGTCTGCGTAGGTTGGCCAATTCCATGATGTATAGGAACACCCAAATACAAATAAGCGTTTCATTCTTAAGCAGGAGTTGCTTCTTTGGTCGTACTATTGTAGTTTACACCAACTTTTTTCTTATTTCTAATTCCTGCTGTTACTGAATCACAAATGACACTTTCAACTTTGTCATTCATTGCCATGATACCGTCATTAACTCTATCTGCATATTCATCTGTTGTAACTCTAATAGGTGAATATACTCTAGCACCTTCGCCCATGTCTAAAATATCAAAGTTTTTATCTTCTGGATACGAAACATTAACTGGAAAAGTTGATCCTATTACTACTGTACATTTAATACCTAGTGCATGTGCAATATGTTGCCCTACACTATCACAGCCTAAAAAGTAATCTGCATTTGCAATAATTCCTGCCCAATGTCTTAGGTCTGCACCCATAGGACTTGCTACAGGTTCTTTACATCCGTGTTTTGAAAAGTCAATACCAAACTCTGCCATGTGTACCATTGCATATTTTTTAGAAAGTGATTTAACAATATTAACTGAATTTTCAGCTTCAAAACTTCTACCACTCCAGTCAGTAATTACACCATTGTCATGTTGTACTGCTCTACCAAATGGTTGAAAAACAACTACTTTGTCTTTTTTAGTTTTTTCTTTAACTTCGTCTACTAGCTTTTTACCAAACAACATTTCTTCTCTAGAAAGTTTTAAAATTGGTTTGCTTAATTTACGTAATCCTTTATTATTAATTTGAATATCGTATGCTTCTGCAATACTACATTGTTGGTTGTAGTATTCCCAAGCTCTGTAAGGCTCAGGTGTAATCAAATTCATATCTTTAAGTTTATCTTGGAAAAGATTCTTGTGCCAGTGATCGTATGCCTTTGCATGGAGTACTGGATGACCTTTATAAAAGTCAGTACCGCCTTCGCATACAATGATAAAGTTATCGTCTGGATTTTCTTCTGCAAACTTCTCAAGTGCCGGAATACTAGCAAGAACTCTGCCAGCGCCACCATTGATGAAAATAGCTGTATTTCTTTTATCTGTCATTTTATATCCTTGTTACAATATGTGTAATTGCTTGTAACAATATTTAATGAAGATTAGTTTAGCTTGATTGTTTTCTGGCTGTTACAGTCCCAGCAATACGTGTATTGCCTCTTGAGTCTGTAGGAGGTGTTGGAAGCCCGTCTGCTACGCCATCATCGTACGGTGTACCGTCTGTACTTAGATTCAATCTTTCTAAATCATAAGCCATATAGTTGCCGCCTGTTTCTGGTGGAACAAAGTGTCCCGTTGCAGGGTGATATGTGTGTTCCATTAACCAACCATCTGCAGGATTGTTACGATCAGCTTCGCTTAAATAACGGCCAATCTGTCCTGGAAATTGATCTCTTTCGCCATACACACCTGGGCGTTTTGCGTTTGGACTCTGTGGAAATCTTACTTTCCAAGGGTCAATTCTAATTACTTTACTTAAATTAAATGTTGCACCTGAACCACCGCTTGTAGTTGCTGTAGTTGCTACTGCGTTAAGTGTACGTGCTTCTGCAATATGTCTTGCATTAAATGCGTTACGTGTTCTAACACCTGTAATTGCACCATCTGAATCAACTGCTGTAACAATAATGTTTACATCTAATGAATCATTTTCGTTAACAAGAGCTGTATCATCTAATCCACTAGTTGCCGCTTCAAAATCAAATCCGGGTCTCTTACCCATTGGTTGACTTAAATCGTCTAATGTACCTACATCTGCACTTGAAAAACCAAATACACTTGCGTCAACGTTAAAGTTGTCGCCTACTGCATATCCTGTTCCTGCTGTTGCAATAGCTACTGACCATGCCGCACCATATGTAGCTGGTAAGTTTCTTAATGCTATTCTATAATCTTGCCATTCAGTAATTAAACTTGATGGCATATCTTCTGATACGTGTCCGTCACTAGCGTTTAGTCTAGACCAACGTACTTTTTTAATTGCTTCCCAATCTGTGTGTGGCTTAATAAATGGAAAAGGTGTAACCCATTCTTGTGCAGTTGGATTGTATTCAATTTCATCTCTATCGTATGTGTGATCTGGTGTCGGAACTTTAGGCTCAATATGTACAAATGGATTACCTTCCCAATCATTTATTGGAAGTGTAGTACTTATTTGTTCTCTGCCTTCTAAAAATAGTGTGTCTTGATCAGTTTCCATCAATTCGCAAAGTAAGGGATTGTCTTCACAGTTAACTTTAACCATGTATTCACTTGCCGCAGGTACAAAATCATCTTCAACTTGGTAGCTAAATTTAACTTCACCTGTACGCTTGTTATCTCTTTTACGTAAAAATACCCACATCTCTTTAGGACCTTCATAAGTCCAAGTACCCACTTTACCTAAGTTGGCAGTTTGATACAGATATGCATCTGGCATATCATATGAGAAGTCTACGTTTACTTCTACTACTCTATCTGTTGCATTTGGATCTATCATTCTATTTTCCTATTTGTTACCTTTTAATAAAACACCACGTATACAGCGCCTTCAGCACCTGGTGAACCACAACAGCAACCGCCGCCATATGCTCTACCTGATTCTCCTGCACCACCTGGCCATGAACCAAATCCGCCACACTCGC